CGCGACCCTGTTGGTCGCGTACCTCAATGGTGAGTAATCATCAATCCAACTGCATAGTACAATGAGTACAATTCGTTCCAGATCAAGGTCTAGGTCCTCTAGGTCGTGGTATAGTTATCCTTGGCGTTCAACAAACCCAAGCGAACACTATGGTACGGCCCCGGGAACCCTTAACACGAGCAACGCCTATGATGAAGTTGAAGAATTCATCGTGAGCGAAGCATCGTCTAAGGGTAACCGTGGATTCCATCCTTGTTCGCACTATAAAATAGAGCGGCAGGTTGTTTCCGACTATATACTAGGGTTTGGAAATGCTTGGTATAATACCAGCAACCATTCCTTAGGATATTGGTTAGGGAGCAAAGCGGAGACGTCCAAATATTGGGACGGCTCTCGCTATAGTCTCCAACCAGGGTACCCAGGATCCGGAGCGAGTACACTAGGAGCGTGGCTTGAGCCACCGACAGCGGTGGCTCCCATGTTGGCGGATGTTCCGTCGCGGAAGATGTTCCTCTTCAAGGACTCTTCAGCGATAGAAGAACTTCGGTATCTTGCCGTTAAGGCTATGACGCCGAAGATCCAAGGTGATGGTAGTAGCATTGCAGAGGATATAATCCAAGCAAAGCAAATTACCACACTCCTTGGCTCCGCAACTCGCTTGAAGGGTTTCTTCCAATGGGTCCGAGCAATCGGTCCCAAAGGTCGTTACACTCTCAAGGAGTTCTCCAAGGTAGCAAGCGACTTGTGGCTTCAGTATAGCTTCAATGTTGCCCCCATCTATCGTGATCTGGTACTGGTTTCCCAGGCAGTTCGCGACGTTAAAAAGAAGCTTAATTGGCTTCGAAATAACGAGGGGAGGATACTAACAGGGCGTTACCGTCGTTTTCTGAACGATAGTTACGCTGATATTGATATGTCAACATCTGGTTTCAGCTTGCCGACGAATTTTGTATCGTCGACGGCTGGAGCTAAGTGTCTTGTTACGTATACTACGCGAGTATATCATGCAACAATGAAATATCGGTTTATCACCGATCTCATTGGTCGTGGTGACACGACGCGTGCGTTCCTAGACATGGTCGGATTAAATCTTAATCCGGCGCATCTGTGGAACGTCACACCTTGGACCTTCGTGCTGGACTGGTTTTGGAACGTAAGTTCCTGGCTAGATCAGTTTAAGAAGACCGAGGTAGATATACTCCTGTTACCTATGCAGTTCTGTGATTCTATTCATGTGATAAGGCAAACCTTTGCCTATGTCAAAGAACAGAACATAGATATGAGCGCGTTTAACGTATTCGAGGATGCTTATGAACGTCAAGTGATTGACATTCTTGGAGTACAACGTGCAGCCCCCTTAAAATGGGGGGGCGGGCTGAACCTGCTGAGGTCCAGTCTCCTTGCCGCTATTGGGATAACCCGATTGCGGTAAGTACAGTAATAACACCGAGTCGAGCGGTTACTCGACAGAAGCATGCTATAAATGTTTCCAACAAACCTGACCACGAATGAAGTGAAGGACGTAGCTGGTACTGAGGTAGAATACCTCAGGCTACGTAACGACCCATTGGAATTCGCCAAATCTGGTGAATCTCCAAACCTGAGAGACCGTATCACTGTTAAACATAGTGAAACGGGTTCAGGTGCCGGACAAGTCAGACGCTCCGTCCTCGACAACACTAAAGAAGTTGTCGGGGAGTCGGGCGTCGAGCGTCAAATACGCGTGTACACAGTCGTCGTTGCCCCCATTGGGGACCTCGCCGATTATGATGACGTGAAAGACGTTATGGCCAAACATATCTCGGTATTAGCTTCGCAAGGAGCTAGTACTACGATATTGTATGACTGTACTGGTTACGGCGCGGCCGCACTTGTTAATGGTACCAACTAATACTTGGTATTTCAAACCCAACACACTCGTAAGGGTGTGGTAAGTAAGAAAGGGACCATGAAAAGGGAACTCATTAACGAGCCTTCAGAGAAGACGTGCGTTTGGATAAGGTGTTTGGTGCTAGTAATAGCATTGATCCCCCTTATCGCCGGATGTACCCTCGGAAAGCTATCCATGGAGGACGTAGATGTCCACCCGTGGAAGGCTCCCTTGGAGAAATCCGTTCCGTAAGGAACAACGTAGCAAACAAAAGACAAATGAAAACTAATGCAGAGAATAAGACGGTTAGTCCTATGCCCCCATCGGTTATCAAATGCCCAATCAACGAGGGATTCGTAGATACTCGTAAACTTCCACTAGGTATATATACCATAGAGAAGATTACTCGTAGATACGTCTACTTCGTTGAAACTGATTACTTCGTTAACAAGGCACGTCCCATAAACAAAAGTTTATGTAAGACTGTGCTTAAGTATAAGACCACTATTTCAGTGGTACCTAACGTGCTTTATAACGGCGCGTTAGAAACTTATGCTGTTATCGAGGAACCAGTAACATGGGTACGTCCTCTCGACAGTCTGGAGTTTTTAACCCTCCAGGAGGCCGACGGACGTAGCTGATTGTTTGCGTGTCTGGGGCGGGGCAGTAATGCCTCGCCCTTCTCTTCGCGGTCAGTCAGGAATCAGTGGAAGCAGTGCATGCTCTATGATGAGGTACCTTATGGCCCTCAGGAAGAGCATAGATCCGTATAAACAGATCCTCGCATCGCTTCTCACTGACGTTAAACGCGTCACACGAGAAGTGATTACACCATCAGCATACCGCCGAACGATCCAAAAGATCGAAAAGCGATGTGCTGCTGAAGGTCTGGGTTTTCTCACGAAAACCCTGCCCGCCCTCGGCAAAGCCGTCGATAAGACGCTAGCCGGAATAGGTTATCTTGACGCTACGGAATTAAGGTTGGCAACCTTACCCGATAGTAAACTGCCGAAATTATTCGGTGAGTTATTCAAGATGGTCTATTCTTCGGACGGTCAAGTCCTTCAGTCACCTTGTGTGACATGCATCAAGGCAATTCGCCAGCTATGTTTTGTATTTTACAAACTTAAGCTGGAATATGCCCCTGAATTAGAACAGAAGGTCTTGTCCCAGTTTGTAAAAACTGAGGACGAGATTTCAGTCTATCATCAAATGTTCAGCTCGCTTGCTGATACCATTGATGAGCATGGCATGAATGCTATTCGACCCCTTATGGGGGAAGAAGCATATGCTATTGTTCGTAGGGCTCGGGATCTCTTAGCAAGAGTATTCCTGAGCTTTGATACAGATTCAATTGTGCCACGGCACGGTCCCGGGGTCGTTTCCACTAAGGAGCGACTTTGGAACAAGTTCCGTTTCACGAGACTGAATCCTCGTATTCAACAGAGTTATCCTTTTGATGCCTTTTATCGGGCGTCGGTTGGACACTTATGTGATACGTTGAGTGAGGTTAACTCACTTACTATCGAGGATGCTCCGGCTAAAGTATTACTTGTGCCGAAGGATTCTCGCGGACCGCGTCTGATATCTTGTGAACCATTGGAATTCCAGTGGATACAACAGGGTCTAGGACGTGCTATTGTAGACTGGGTGGAGCGTCATCCCCTAACAAGGGACCACGTCCATTTCACGAACCAACAGCCTAATCAGTTTGGGGCCTTGCTAGGGTCCTCAACTGGTAAGTATGCGACACTCGACTTGAAAGAGGCGAGTGACCGCGTAACTGTTGGTTTGGTTCGACTGCTGTTCCCCCAGAACATTGCCAATGTTCTGTTGGACTGCAGAAGTTCAGCGACGGTACTACCAGATGGTCAGAAACTTACGCTTAAGAAGTTCGCGCCTATGGGGTCAGCATTATGCTTCCCGACATTGGCGCTTACTATCTGGGCGATTCTGACCGGTAGTTCTACTGATGCGGAGACTAGAGATAGTCTCCTTGTGTATGGCGATGATGTGATCGTTCCAACCGCGAAAGCGGTTAACGCGATCAGGACACTCGAGTCATTTGGTTTACAAGTAAACCGTGACAAGAGTTGCTATCAGGGCTCCTTCAGGGAGTCATGTGGTGTCGATGCCTACAAAGGCTATAACATCACACCAGTCCGGATTAAGGACTGCTGGTCATCACGTCCTCGCGCTGGCGTTTATGAGAGTTACTTGGAGCAATCCAGGAACTTTTATAAACTTGGGTATCTAGATACG